ATCCCCCGTAGGGGACCCTAACAGCAACACAAAGCTACCAGAACATTACATCTGTTTACTCCAAATTCTATAATGTAGTTCCTCCCACGTAGGAAGTTTTACAGTTACACCAATTCTGTTATACGCGTTGCGAATGGTTTGAACAATACGAACATACTCTTCTTTGCCCCTACCATACGCTAACTCGCAAGCAGCACGGCAATTAACGAGTGTGCTCTCACGAATATCGGATGACTTCCATACCCAATTAACACAATCTTCTACAGAAGCCACATCCAATTCAGCAAGAACATACTCGCCAATATCTACAAATTTTCTTTTCAAAAAAGATACCTCGGTGACGGTTTTATAAGGAATGATTTTATCCCCCTTATCAGCAGAAGTATAATTAATGTTATACTTAGCAAAATACTCCGCTATGTTAACATTATTATACCAATCTATAATCTGAGGTTTAACACTCATTATCAAATCGTCACCATATACAAAAACTTTAACAAATTTGGTGAAAAAACTCAGATCATAATACTCTGGCGCATGCTCTCTAGCTAAACCTAAAAAAGCTAAACGAACATAGTAGCTATTAACTAAAGAATTAACATATACAGTTAAAGCGCACCCAGAAGGAGATCCGCACAATGTTTGATATATCAAATCATGACATATATGAACTGAATTTCGCAATTCTTCGCCAATCGCAACTCTAGCTAAACTAGTCCGCGATGACGCCAAATTATTAAACTCATACCATTTCACAATGTTCTGAATTGACTTACCAACTATTGTAGCATTTAATGATGGCCCGAAATTACTATAGTCACCATCAAGAAAGAAAGGAGAAAAATCTAACATAACATCTCGGAGCCGTTTCCACTCCCAACCGTCAACATTTATACCTATCATATTCTCACAATCAAAACGACATTGAGAGTAAGAAGCACAAAAAGTCAAAAAATATTGGCGATAAGAAATAGTAGCATCAACGGGACTTATGTTAAAAACTCGCGTTTTACCGCTTATACTACACTTTTCTTTCTTCAATCGACTATCTTTCAAGCAATCCGCAAACACTACAAAAGGCACAACACCATTTTCTCGCATATCATTTTTCCTCTCAACTTCCGCTAACAACAACTTATTAGCTACATACTTAGGATCACTCTCAGTACCAACATTAGTAAACAGCCACTTCTTATTACTCGCTAACTTCGGCCGATCTAGTATCCATGGATATCCCTCTGATGTATTCATTTCCATACGCTCAAAACCATCAAAAGGCAAACCATTAATACTATCCTGGATAGACAAAACATCTTTATAAATAATAGGTTTACACCCACTATTTAACATATCTTGAATGTCCATCTCACAACTCTCAACATCGCAATCAGGAAAATCTAAAGTCAAAACACCTTGCTTTTCACACCCTAACAATAATGGAGAATCTTGCCCTTGTATCCTACTATCTCTACCAGATAGAGGTGCAGGATACGTATGAACATCAAAAACTCCATGAATTTCAGATGGAACTATGCGAGAATTACTACCAACAAATAGTGCTTTGTTAGCTTTACCTAACGCCACAATACTCGTTCGCAATTGCATACGCGCATCATCCGCATCAGCCATTTCAGGAGCTACCTCAACATCCAACACACTCTTAAAATCACTTTTATTCAACGCCTCACAGTGCCCAGTAACAACAAAATTTCTATCAGATCCAGCTGTATGCATACCTAATATATAAGGACGACTACCTCGATACCCTATAATAATAGAACCGCACTTTCCACTGCCACCATGATTATAAGTATATCCACCAATTACTTCATATGAAGATGAAGAATCGCTAGCATTAACTATAACCCGATTGCAACGTTTCACAAGTAAAGGAGTAGTAACTACCCCTTCCAAAGTTGGTTCTACCATCACACCAGCACTAGTAATAGCACTATCCTGTTCTAACAAATAACCCGTCAGATCTTTACCCAAAGGCCAATAATCCGGTAGCAAACCTATGCCTATACCGGCACGACGACCATCAGATAACATCCAAGGAGTAAGATGCAGTTCAGTCATAGTAACATTCTTACGAGGTAATCCCTTATAAATTATAGTCATGGTAGTCCCAGGTTTTAATAACACCCGTTCAAAGAAATGAGTCAAATAAACAAAGGATCTATCATGCATAACAACACACTTAAATGTAAACGATTCATGATCAGGCGTATAACAAAGAAAATGCACTGTATTACCAACAATCTTCTTAATCAACGACTGTTCACAAACAACGTCCACAGACTGAGCTTTAACATGAGAATCGACCTTACGAGCAGTACTCGCCAGCCGAGTAATTTTAGCATCACCGGAAGAGACAATTTGACTACTAGCGCCTTCTAATATCTCAGCACTAGTATTAAATCGCCCCTTAATCTTATTATACAAAGCCTTGCATCCTAAGAAAGATCCAACAATACCTAAAACCACTCCAACACAAGTAATTAATTTCTTAACCCACTTATGCTCTTCAAACCACTGCTTCCAACTCTTAGATCTAGCTCGAGCTCTACTAGCAGCAACTACGGAAGCAGAATCACACTCTATATCTATACTTTTTTCTACTTTAGACATATCACGTAAAGCAGCTTTCAAAGCTTTAATTAAATTACCATCAATTGAAGGATCACACTTACTAATACCATGATGATAAAATTGCATAAAGCTAGGCGCACAAACTACTAAAGCACACTTCTCATTAACACTACCATCTTTATGACAACACGGACTAACTGGAATAACTTGTCGCAAATCAGGTCGTGTGGATACATCCTTCAATGGTATAGTTATTCCAAGCTTATCCACAATTCCCCAATAACACAACACTTGATCAGAATCAAATCTAGCACTCTCGTACAACTCATAAAGCGTGGTCAAGTCATAATGAGGACAATGCGAATATTTAAGCAATTTAAAACCAAGCTGCCCAGAATCATTCGGAAGGTAATAAGGAATATTAGTTTGAGTGTGAACATCAGCACACACATCACGAACTGTTAAATTTTCATTTCGACATGTAACACTCAAACCATAAGCTATAACTGCCCCTAAAGAAAGAACCTTATCTTCACTAGTACCACAAGGAATAGGAATCATTTTAGTAGTGTCCTGAAGCTTAGAATTATATAACGCATCCCTTAAATTAGTATACGCTACTAAATTAAGAATACGTACAGGCGTCCACTTAGCTTCATTAGGATTAGAATTTTCAGCAAACCACTTTACATTAAAGAAACCAGTCTGACGACCCGTATTAATCTCATCAGCATATAAACAACCACTAAACACCTTACTTTCCGAGGGCTTAGGTCCTTGCGCTACTGGTGGAGCTAAAGTTCTTAAAAATTCTTCCTGAAAAGATGTTTGACGATATTCTCTAGCAACTTCATAAGACTCAGTGAAGAAATTTCTACACTCAGTTTTAGATAATTGCTGGTCAATCATAAATTTCTTATATTTATCAAATAAACGCTCTAGACCAACAGAAGGTTCTGGTCGCAACGATTTATATAAATTGCATCTCTGCATATACTTAACATGCTCATTAGCATAATACTGTGTAAAACGCGTCAACAAAGACACTTTGAACTCAGCATATGACAAAGCACGAATCGTTCCAGCCTGAAGATCCTGATCAAATCTATTTTCTACAACGTTATTATGAATAAAGAATTCCAAATGACCAAAGCTCGCCAACACATCATCATCTATATCATTAATAGCAATATTCCTATACCTAGCTTTACGACAAATCCTAACTAAACAATCACGTCGCCGATTAAATGCTGTATTATTAGCTAGGAAATCTAACACAGGAAACTCAGTATTAGATACAGCACACACAACCAATGGATTATAATTAATATTCTTATCACTAACCGCAGCCATAGGAGGATTAAAACTAGCGCACGTCTTAAGACTAAACAACTCGCCCGCTTGCAACTTCGTATCATCACCTTGAATTTGAAGAAAATCGTCATATTTCAAAATAGGTTGATTCTTCAAACCATTCCAATACTGATTGCCACAAGTACGAGTATAAATAGCCTCACTACAGCGATAATTAATCCCTCTTAATAAGTCTATACATATAGTATCACTAACATAAGACTTACCAACACCAGGCTCTCCATGCAACCACAACACAAAAGGCTCAAATCTAACAGGAGAACATTTCTTACGTTCCATTAGAGTTTCAGCTAGCTTCCTAACTCTACCGGCTATAATTCTAATAAAGCCATATTCTGGAACACGAGGACACGGCAACATAGCAAAATAAGATCCCATATAATCTAACTCAAAAACTTTATCACACAACATAGGATCAGAATCAACACTGTCAAACATATCTGGAGAAGTTATAGTTGCAGACTGCAAAGCCCACAATTTCACTGCAGCAGGATGACTTGACAACATTTCCTCTATCGAAGATGAATATAAAGAATTCGAGATATAATCATAGAGATTAGAAACTGTATCTAAAGCACTATTAACTACATCTACGAGAGAAGCTCCAGCTTTAATATTCCTATCAATTTTAAATAAATTCTTAAGACAATCTTTCAGAGATCCCTCTGAAACTTGCTGATAAATGCCAAAACCAGCAAGAACGCCACCAACGACATTCTTAACTTCCTTGATAACATCAGTATCAAGTAAAGTCTCCCCTGAATCTTGTTGCACCGGGGAACTAGTATCATGTTTATCAACATATGACTTAAATATTTTATTTAAAATTTTCTTTAGCATATCCTTAAAATGATATGTTGCAACTATACCGACAATAGAAACAACACACCATGTAATGATAGGCCAACAAGGAGAAATAATACAATAAACTAAATGATCCACAACTTCCATAAATTTAGCTGCGAAATCTAGTGGTCCAGAAGCGCCTTTCAAGCCCAAAAACTCATTTTTAACCTCTATTAAGCTATCCATAAAAGATTTAGTACGATCTAACACCGCATTAGTCTTATTCAATAGCTCAGGAGTCTTAGAAACAACTTCTTTAGCTTGATTAACACTCTCACCAAAACCCAAATAGTCAGAGATTCCTTGAGGATCAGCATATAAAGGACCACAAATTTCTGCATCAGCTTCATCATCATCCAAATCCGAATCATCCACTACATCTACACTACTAGACAATGACCCCAGATCTTGCTTAAAATCTAACGGTTCATTAACAGGAAGCATAGGCGGAAATCCACAAAAAACAGTAGGAGAAGCATCATCTCCCAAAGCATATAAAACATCGCAATAAATAGTCTTAGGCTCTTTAGCTCTACCAGCAATAAACAAATTACCATTAGAGCCAAATTCTAGCAACACAGCATTACGACTGAGCTTAGGATATGCTATAGGTTGAAGCAAAGTGAAATCACCAGTACCATACCAAGGAACTTCACAAGTAACACAAGCGTTAGTTAAGAAATTTTGATATAGCATAGGATATTGAGGATCAATAATGTCATGACCAAATACTGGATCCAACACATTCCTAATTACAGCACCATCTTGAACAGCAGGGTAATTAGGACGATGCTGAATAACAATATAATCAGACACATCATTCCCAGAAAATAAAAATGCAAATTTAACACTACCTCTATAAAACCTAAATGCTGACATAATATTCGCAATATACCCATCGCGCAGTAAATTGTCAGCTGCTCTAGGCTCAATATCAGTTATATCTAAATGCATTCTGCAGGGTCTAACAGGAAAATTAACAGACCAAACAAGCTCTTTATTAATACCAGTCAGAGACACAGGAAACCGGGCATAACGATTAAAACGTCTACAAGCGGCCTTAACAGAAGAGAAACTCTCACCAAAAGAACACAAACCATATCCTGTAGGCAAAGGTCTAGGCACTAATTCACTAGCATCGGCTAAAACAGCTTTATTTTCTCCTATCTCAGCTCTAACATTACTTACGGATATAGCCTTAAATTTCAAACCACCAAAATCTTTCATTCGAGCTACATCTACACTATCTAAAGTTCGCCAACCATTAGGTGTCTTATCCGTATCATACATCTCACAATATGGCCCATCTTGCACCCACTTCATCAAATAACGATTATCCTTCCTAAACTTATACAATTTAGCATCAGAACTACTAGCAAAAGCATAAGCCCATTGATACTTACAATCATTAGCTTTAGCTATATACAAAACCTGGGTTAACGTAGCAGTCGATCCAGTTTTAATATATGCCTGTATTCTAAATTTATAAGTCTTTTTCTTACGATCCTGCTCACCAATAGGATCCACCCACCACTTATCAAAAGTAATAGGTACTTCATAATAGTGAGCATCATCCATACCTTCCCAATATGTTACATGACCAGACACTTCATCCCAGAAAAAAGTTAAAGATTGATTATCCAAACCAGAATAATAAGTGGTAAACATAATTTCATAACCAGCAGCAGGAGTACAATATGTAGAAGGTATAGGCGGTATATAATTAGAACGCTTAGCATTAAAAGACAATCCATAAGTTGGTGTACAAGGAGGACCTAATTCAAAGTCTTCTCCAGCACGCCAATAAACATTCAGATAAACTTTCTTTGCTATAGCATCCATTGGAATAAGCTTATTAATAACATGACAAAATACATACCCAGGAGGAATAGTATTCTCCGACACTACAGCAGCTACAGTAATATTAGGCCACCAAGGCCGTGAGGCAATATAAGGAACTTCAAATAAAATCTGTTGACCCTCTTGAAGATCAAAGACTTTATTTAACGACCCTTTAGCTGTAGCAGCAGTAACAGTCTTGGAGCTATAACCAGGGATATAAGCAAATTGCAATCTACCAGTATGCAAACTACTTCCTATAATATCAACTCTCATTTCCAACGATCCTCTCCACATCATATGCTGTTGACTTACACAAGCAACTGGCGGCAAATAATAACAATCGCTACCATCATACGTAATAGAAGAATACTCACTAACATCCCAACAAGGTGTAGCCTCACAATAAAACAATTGCTCATCTATTAAATTATCAGAAGTCCATTCTATCATCTTAGTCAAACCCCACGTCCGCGTAATATTACTAAACGAAAACTCCGTACTAGTAGTACCAGGCGGATGCGCAGTCTGACCCCGACGATCTAACCGCAAGGGAATTAAGGAGGCAGATTCACCTTCACCTACACACAACGAACCACTAGCTCGTTGATACACAGCTTGAGGGGGAAAAGTTAATGGAGGATTATCACGATCAGCATCAGGAAATATTTGATTTAAAGTAGATTCGACCGTAGAAGCTACATCAGCAACACCACGGAAAATTCGCTTCAAAGTAAACATTTGCGCATCAGCCTTAGCTTGAATCATACCATTAAAGTAACAATCTTCAAATCTAACAAATATAGAGACAGTGGCAGCAGTACTCACAGCCCCAGTATTTGTTATTAATGGATTTAAAACTCTAATGGAAACTCGAGCCATATCAAGAATATTATCATAATAGGTACGAGTACGCATAACGGTAGGCAACTGAGACAAATAATGACGATACGGTATCACTAACGCACCTTCATTACTCATACCAGCAGAAATTAAACAAGTAGGTCGCTGACTATTGGACCGAATATTATTACGTCGCCCATAGTTATTATCCTCGGACGCACAATAATAAAACGACCCTTGCAACTGACCAACCTGAAATTTATTACTATTAACCGCAATTTTAACAACAGTAGTTAAATTACAATACCTATTATTAAAGAAAGGAATTATCTGCGGCTGAAAACCACAGCTTGTCGTACCTTTAAAAGTAGTAATCACATCAGCTGGCACTTTCAAACTCAATAACTCCAAATCTTTAGTATGCTGAGTAGTCCATTCAAAACTTTTCAGCCTCGTCCATCTTCCACAATACTGTGAAAAATTAGTAACTTTATCTACACCACAGCTGGCAAAAAGATTAAAATTACCGGGCGGAGCAATCTGCTGAGCTCGACTTTCACCGCGCTGAGATTCCAATTCTACATTGCCACTCTTTTCCTTCTTCACAGTCAAATCACCAGCCGGACCAGTTTGTGAATCCATCTGAGGCCAAGCATATTCTATTTTACTTTCTAAAATATTAAGCACATCATCAATCATAGATTTATTTCGATGCGCTCTTAATTTAGCTAATAAAATAGGATCATGCTTTTTCTTTATATCACATAAATAAGTACGCGGCTGAGGATCATACCAATCCTCATTATCACATTCACGCTTAATAGATTTACGCACACATTTCCTACTTAAACTATATACAACACCACACTGTTTGCTCTTTGTAGTCTTAAACAAGCCACAAGGAGCAGGCAAGCGCGGTGCCACTTCATCCATACTAGCATTATCAAAAAATGACATGCATTTTTCTACCATGCGCACATGCTCACACTTACGATCATACATACGCTTATTAACTAAAGAAGAAATAGGAATACGAGTAATAATAGTAGCAGGGCGAGGAGCAGAACGACGAATCACAGTTGTAGGAAAAGTAAGAAGGTGGGGATAAGCATCAGTGTCGGGAGGACACTGATGCAGATCCGCATCTTCAGGACGGACCATTGGAGGACGAACTCTAAAGTTGATAGAAGAAATATCAACTTTAAGAGGAGGAGGAGGAGGAGTAAAATTAGAATTTATGATGACGTTAATACCGTCATCATCTTCATCCTCTTCTTCCACATACTCAAATGGAAGAGGAGGAAGAACTTCACACTCATAGTCTCCCTCAGGAAGACTATAGGCGAACTCATCGTCCGCCACGCGACAATCACCTCCAGAGCTAACAACGTTAGCCCACGAAAATTGAGGACGAGCCTCAACCTGCCTGCCCATCCAGGCATCGTAACCAGGGGGGGGGAGGACACCAGAAGCAACTACAACATTAAATGATTCCATTTTAAATTACGTAAGGGAAAAGTTTTGGGGGATAAAACTTACTGGAAGGTGCTTACGAAAACAAAACGGAGATTCTTATAGTTGTTCTGCACTTGTGGGGTAAAAGGCGGTGGAGGGCCACCAAAATTAGGATTCGTCCTATCATAGCCTCTCTATAACAGGACTAGTGCTCGACCATCACTAAAGCCTAGTCTTGCCAAGACACAGCAATAAGCACTACTCAATTGGAAATAGGGAGAGCTAAAACCTATTATACCTATAAGTAAGTATCTACCATACCACTACAGAATTCCCCTGAGCCCATGGTGTTCAATGTGTGATCAGGAGCAATAGTATACATCCAACGGCTAAATATTAAAAAAAAAGACACATTATTAACCGCGCTCGGGGCAGCGCGTTTACACAGGGGTACCTCGGATGGGAGGAGCCCTTACCACTTGGGGGGATTCCACTATTTATATCTGAACTTTGGGACATAGAACCGAAGTTCCTCAAATCTATGAGGGCACGTCACACAATTCAAATATACTCACAACACAAAGACAGTTCCGTTAAGGCCGGAGCCGCACGTACTAGCATAGAGAACAGGCTACTGGCCGTAGATAACATGGTAGTAACTTATAGTTCAGGCACAAGTAGAAAGACAAGACAAGAAAAATTAAAATATAGTACAACGCCATAATAATATGACAACTGCACTATAAAAGATATAAGGAAATAACTTTTGTATTTGATTTTATATTTTAACTTAAAACTAACTAACCTAAAACCTTAAAACTAAATAGAATATAAGAATAATTGCTAGGAAAATCGATACGTCACAAACGAAACGAAGGCAAGATACATCAAAACCTAGCAAGAAACTCTAAGCTCCAAACGAGACTAACTAACAAGCAAGCCTGATAAGGAGAATAGAGGAAAAGATCGCGGGGATACACCCC